CGAAAGAAATGGCAAAAGATGTTTAAAAAGAAAAAGTATACAGTTATTCGTCAAGCTATATCAAAAGATCTAGCGTCTTTTATTGCAAATTATTTTTGTATACAAAAACAAGTTTACGATACTTGTCAAAAAGAAAAATACTTTTCTCCTTTTGAAAATATTATAGGGTTTTATGAAAAAGGCTCAAACGCTCAAGTGCCAAATACTTACGCTCATTATGGGAGTATTGTTATGGATACTTTATTACTTAAGTGTCAACCGAGTATGGAAAAAGCAACAGGTTTGAAACTATATCCAGCGTATACCTATGCAAGGATATATAAAAAAGGTGATGAACTTAAAAGACATAAAGACAGGTTTAGTTGTGAAATATCTACCACTATGAATCTTGGTGGTGATGATTGGCCTATATATCTAGAGCCATCTGGAGAAGAAAATAAAAAGGGAATTAAAGTAGATCTTAAGCCTGGAGATATGCTGGTTTATAGAGGTTGTGATTTAGAACATTGGAGAAATAAATTTAAAGGCAAAGAATGTGTGCAGGTTTTTCTGCATTATAATGATCGTAATACCCCGGGAGCAAAAGATAACATGTTTGATGGACGTCGACATTTAGGTCTTCCTTCCTGGTTTAAACGATGATATAATTCTTAGATGGGGGCTGTGTCACCACCACATACCCACAGCTCCCTTTTAAGGATTATAGTATATGTATTTTGGAGGAACACCCTTTGCAGCATCTCCTTTTGGAGATCCAGGATTTAACCCTAACGCTTTTGTTAATGTTACAGGTTCTAGAATAAATGAGTCTACTGGAACAGTATCATTAGTAGGTGAAGCTAATTTTACAGTAACTGGTAGTAGATTAAATTTTTCAATAGGTAACACATCTGTAATAGAGGGTGTGGGTGTTATAGTTACACCTGATGGATCTAGAGTAAATATTACTACCGGAGATCCAACTATAGTTGGAAAAGCCGTAACTGCAATTACAGGAAGTAGAGTAAATTTAAATACAGGAACTCCAACTTTTGCTTTTAAATATCCAGTATCTGGAAGTAGAATAAATGCAAATAGTGGTAGCCCAACAATAGTTGGAAAAGCAACTGTTGAGCCTACTGGTTCTCAAGCTAATATAAACACTGGAACTGTAACAATATCAGCAGCTGCAAATTTCTCTGTAACTGGTAGTAGAGTAAATTTAACAATTGGTAATGCAGATGTAGAGGCTAACGCTGTTGTATCGGTTACTGGAAGTAGAACAAATCTATCTTCTGGAACAGTAACAATAACTGCGGATGCAACTGTGTTACCTACAGGAAGTAGAACAAACTTATCTACATCAGAGGCTTTAATTAGAAAATGGGATGGTGTAGTGCCAGGAGTTTCAATGACTTGGGATAGTGCAAGCTTCCCAACAGCGAGGTAATAAATGTATTTTGGAGGATCATCATTTGCAGCAGCACCTTTTGGAAGTTCAGGAGGTATTAGTATTAGAGCTGCTGCCACGGGTAGTAGAGTTAACCTGAACACAGGTTCTCCAGCTATAGTTGGTAAAGCTCTTGTTATCCTTTCAGGTAGTAGAATAAATGCAACAATTGGTAATGTTACCACAAGAGTAGATCAACAAGTAGCTGTAACAGGCAACAGAATAAACCTTGCAACAGGCACGGTAGATGTGATATCATGGAACCCGATACCTCCAGGGGTATCACAAACATGGGTTGAAATTGACCCATTAAATCCGTAGGAGAAATATGGCGTCAAGTACATCGAGTGATTTAAAACTAGAACTAATAACAACAGGTGAAAAATCAGGTACCTGGGGTACAATCACTAACACAAATTTACAGATATTAGAACAGGCAGCTAGTGGTTATATTTCTGTTGATGTTGCATCTAGTGATGTAGCTTTAGCTTTATCTAATCATGCTGTATCAAATGGTAAAAATTTATATTTTAAATTTACAGGAACTTTAGCTGCAAACAGAACAGTTACAATGCCTGATTCTGCAGAAAGAGTATTTATTGTAGAAGATGCTACAACTAGATCTACTAGTAATTTTACATTAACAATTAAAACAGTATCTGGAACAGGTATTGCATTACCTGTTGGATCAAAATGTTTAGTATATTCAGATGGTACAAATATTAACTTAGGAATAAGACAAAAAGGATACTACACACCAACAACGGCATATACTGCTGTAGACGGCGATCAATTACTAATTGATACATCTGGAGGTGGTATTGGATCAGCTATTACTATAACTTTACCTGCCTCACCATCTGTAGGTTCAGAGGTTCATTTTATAGATAGTGGTAATAACTTTGCATCAAATAATTTAACTATAGCCAGAAACGGTTCTAATATTTTAGGTGCTGCTTCTAACCTAGTGGTAAACACAAGTGCATCGGCTTTTACTTTAGTATTTGTGAATGCAACAAGAGGCTGGGCTTATAAAACTAAAATATAGGAGCACGGACCATGGCTCTAATTGAGTACAGATTTAAACCGGGGAGAGATAACGTAAGATTTAGATATGGACTACCTGAAAAAGTAGGTGGCTGGTCATCTCTTATAACGGATACAATAGTGGGTGTAGCAAGAGCACAACATGCTTTTGTTGATATTGCAGGTAATAGATATGTAGCGATTGGTACAGACAAATTTTTATTATTATACTTTGAAGGTCAATTGTATGACATTACACCTTTGAAAACTACTTTGACATCTGCAACTATTGCCACTACAAATGCATCACCAACATGTACTATTACAAAATCTGGACATGGATTATCTGTTGGAGATATAGTGCAACTTGATAGTGTTACATTACCAGGTGGTACAGGATTTAGTGCATCTGATTTTGAAGATAAAAATTTTCAAGTAATAACAGTTCCAACAACAAGCACCTTTACAATAACACAATCATCTAATGCTAGTGGCACAGTATCAACAGGTGGTAGTTTAAGTATTAAACCTTACGAGCCTGTAGGACCTAGAGCACAATCGTATGGTTACGGGTGGGGTATTGGATCATGGGGTGATGGTAATTGGGGTGAAGCAGCAGCTGCAACTGATGTAACACTAGAACCAGGTTTATGGTCACTAGATAATTTTGGTCAAGTATTAGTTGCAACTATATTAAATGGTAAAACTTTTACATGGAACGCTGGAGCATCAACACCATTAGAGACGAGAGCATCTACAACGACATCTGGATTTGCAACAGGGAGTAATCCAACTGCAACAAGAGTTAGTTTAATATCTCCAACAACTCGACACTTATTACACTTTGGAACAGAAACAACTATTGGAGATAATACAACACAAGACGATATGTTTATAAGATTCTCGGATCAAGAAGATATAAATACATACACTCCATCAGCGACAAACACTGCTGGAACTTTAAGATTACAAGATGGTACAAAAATTATTGGGGCATTAAAAGCTAAAGAAGTAATTTTAGTTTGGACAGATAATGCTTTGTATACTATGAAATTTATTGGTGCACCATTTACCTTCCAATTAGAACAAGTTGGTACTAACTGTGGACTAATAGGTCAAAACGCAGTTGTTGAAATAGATGGGGCTGCATTTTGGTTAAGTCCAAAAGGTTTCTTTTTATATGATGGTACAGTTAAAACTATACCATGCACTGTAGAGGATTTTGTTTTTGATGACTTTGATACAACAAAAGGTCAACAAGTTGCAGCTGGATTAAATAATTTATATACGGAGATAACTTGGTATTATCCATCATCTAGTTCTGAGTATAATGATAAATATGTAATATTTAATTATGGTGAATCTACAGGTGTTCCTGGTGGTGTTTGGTATACCGGAACAGAAGCTAGAACAAGTTGGATTGACTCAAACGTTTATCCAAATCCTTTTGCAACTAAATATGACTCAACAGCAGATGGTACATTTCCAGTTATTGTTGGTCAAGATGGTTTAGGTCAAACAACATATTTTGAACATGAAGTGGGAACTGATCAAGTTAACCCCAACGGCACAACAACTACTGTTACATCATTTATAGAATCTTTTGATATAGACTTAGAGCAAAGACAAAGAGATGCAAGGGGCAGAGCATCAGGACCAAAAGTTGCAGGTGAAATATTTTTAGCTATGAGAAGATTTGTACCAGATTTTAAAACATTACAAGGTAGTGCAAAAGTTAGTTTGGATGTAAAAAGATATCCACAACAAACTTCTACTCAAACTGCACTAAGTCCTTTTACTATAACATCTAGCACAGATAAAAAAGATACTAGAGCTAGAGGTAGATTTGTTAGTGTAAAAATAGAAAATGATGCAGCTAGTGAATCTTGGAGATTTGGAACTTTAAGATTAGATATACAACCAGATGGAAGAAGATAATGGCTAAGATTAATATAAGAATACCAGAACCAAAAGAACAATATGATTTTTCTAACCAAAAACAAATAAATAGATCTTTGGCTATTATGAGAGATCAATTAAACTCAACATTTTTAGATGAGTTAAAACAGGAGCAAGAAAGATTTTCTTGGTTTTTAAGTGGCTAATATATATACAAATTCAAAGGTAGATTTAACAAGCACAGCAGAAACTGTTGTCTATACAAGTCCAGCAGCTGGTACATCCACAACTGCAACCACTAGTATAATTAAGTCTATATTAGTGTCTGAGGACTCAGGTAACGCTGATAGTATAACTTTAACACTAACGGATGCATCATCTAATGTATTTAGTTTGTTTAAAACCAAAGCTATTTCAGCTAATGCCACAGTAGAATTGTTAACACACCCTCTTGTTATTACTGAGGGAGAGGTTATAAAAGCAACAGCAGCATCAGGAAATAGGTTACATATTATATTTTCTGTGTTACAAATAACTAGGGAGTAATATGGCATTT